TACGTGATGTTGTATCTGCTGCTGGAACATTAGAACCATTAGTGGTAACTCCGTTAACAACCAGACCGATTGAAAACGATGTAATGCTTGTATATGAATCAGGATAAGCAAGTATTACAACGCCAGAACCTCCAGAGCCTCCTGCGCCTGGACTTGCACTTGAAGTACCTCCGCCGCCACCTCCACCGCCAGTATTCGTAGTACCTGATACACCTGTTGTTGTAGTGGCTGCTCCACCGCCGCCTAAGCCACCAGTCCCTTGAGTTCCATTACCCTGATATGTTCCACCGCCACCACCTCCAGCATAGTTTATTGAAGTTCCGTTAATACTAGAACTAGAACCGTTTCCACCAGCACCACCAGCAGTACCACTACCCGCGCCACCAATTGCGCCTGCCCCGCCACCACCACCTGACCCGTATGCTGAACCGGATGGCGTTCTAGTACCTCCATTATTGCCTTGCCCAAAAGTTCCATTACCGGGTGTAATATCTGATGAGCCAGTTCCAGCAGAACCACCTCCACTACCGCCAGTTAAAACTGTATAAATTTGATTTGATTGTCCACCACCACCACCAATTGCAGTAATGGTATTAAATACGGAATTACTACCAGCAGAGCCTAAGTTATTAGGACTTGATGAACCTGCACCGCCTGCCCCAACTGTTACTGTATATGATGTGTTAGCAGATATAGAGTATTCCGATGTTGTTAAAAATCCACCAGCGCCACCACCCGCACCTGCTGCTGCACCACCACCACCACCACCAGCAACTATTAAATATTCAATAACGGATGGTGTCGTATTAATTAAAGGCCATAAAGCTGCTTGTATTGCCTGCATAATTTCATTAGAACGCCAAATACCGATAGCGGCAATTGAACTATTGGTAGCTGCCGTAGCAGCCATAATAGAACCTTTGTACCTAGTAGACATTAGGTAATCGCCTCGTAAGATGCCGTTAATTCAATTGCAGAAGCCGTACCAACAGTCACCACAATAGATTGTGCTTCACCAAGGTAAAAAGCCGTACTTTTATCAGCAACAACAATTGAGGCGTTTACTGGAACTGGCACTTGGTAAACAAAACGATAGTTTGTTCCCGCACCAGCAGCAGCGCTGTTGATTGCTACGGTTACAGTAGCAGTAGACCCTGTTACATTTGTAGCAACAATATTGTCTATCTTGTTGACCGTACCAGATGCAGGCGTAAGCGCAGTCCAAGTTGCAGCCGATGTGCTGCTAGGAATTAAATAACTGGTGTTTCCGTAAATTGATGTTACGTTAACGATATTAGGGTTTGCCATAATTAATATCCAAAAATCATTGCCATTGCGATACTTTTGCCTGTTGTAATGCCGCTACCACCGCCGCTTGCGGGCGCCCAAGTCGCCGTAGTGCCGTTAGATGTCAAAACATAATTGTTTGCGCCAATACCTAGGCGAGTTGCGCTGTTGGTGCCGTTGCCAATAATCAAATCGCCAGTGCTAGTGACTGGCGACAAGGCGTTAAAAGCCGCGCTGGCTGTTGTTTGGCCTGTACCACCGTTAACAACCGGAAGCGCTGTTCCCGAATAGGTAATTGCCAATGTGCCTGAAGTGGTTATGGGCGACCCAGTGATGGACAAAAAAGCAGGGACGCTTGCGGCCACCGAAGTGACCGTGCCGCTACTGCTATTTGTAGAATTAATTGTTTGGTTAGGCCAAGTACCTGTAATTGTTACGTTTGTGCCCGCGACAAGCGCTGGAGTTGTTGTACCCGTACCGCCATTTGCCACAGCCACTGTGCCGGTCACATTAGCCGAAGTGCCAGTAGTGTTTTGATTGAGCGTAGGTACATCAGCAGCCACAATAGCCGCCAAAGCCGTATTTGTGCCGTCAGAACGCAAATATCGCCCTGAAATTTGAGCCCCAGCCAAAGCCGTAATGGCCGTTGCCGCCGTTGTTTGCCCTGTGCCGCCAGAATCAATTGGCAAAGTCCCTGATAACGAATGTGCATTATTCCACGCCGTTGCCCCTGCGGCAGTAAAACTACTGTCCGCTGCTACGCTGTGATTAATGGATAACGTCATGCTAAAAAGCGGAGTTTGTAAAGGGTACGCAGATAAATTTCAATGATATTGTCGATCAACTGTTGCAACGACATATCAGTCCTGTCCACTACGTCATAACGGCACTTCTCAATCTCATCCAACTGGTTTTGCAAAAAGTCGATGATGTTGGCCGTCTTGGTGGCCGAATGCAGTGTGATCGGCCCCATCAGACCATGACGGCCTTGGTAGGCTTCGGCAAAGTCATCCGCAGCGCCAATAATGCGCTCATAAAAGATATTGAGCGCAACGTGCTTGGAGTAGCTGCGGGTGTTTAAGTGGACGCTGTGGGCCACATCACGGGCCAAGAATAGCATCCCGACAAAATCGGCGGCTTTGTACATCATTGTGGCATTCCCATTGGTTGTTGTTCCATGCCTTCTTGTGGCATCTCAGGGCCGGTGTCCATGTCTCGCCCTGGCATTTCGTTAACCAAGTCGCCCGAAGTGATCATGCCATGCACGGTGCCTAGCACGATGTCTTGGATTTGTTCCGGCGACATAGACGCCTGCACAGCGGAAATCCGCTGGGTTTCGGCTTGATATGCTTTGACCGTTGCCTCAAAGTCTTTGCGGTGCATATCCTGCGCCTCAATTGACTTGCCAGCATTGATAATCATCTGGTGCATCTGCTCCATCTCTTGGCCCATCGCTTGGATTTGCTGCTCTGCGGCCTGCAACTCAGGCGGCTTGTCACCGTCTTGCATGAGTTTGGGATCAATAGTCTTGGCAAACCGCTTTGCCATCTCTTGGGCACCCGGCCAATCCATGTTCTTGACAAACAAGTCACCGGCCACTTGCCATAGTTGGGGGTTGCCTTGCAACAGTTGGCCCATCGCCTCCAGCGCCTCTTGCCGCTTGGTCGCGTAGCCTGGGCCGGTGGTAGCCACCACGTCGTACTTACCCACGCCAGGGTTGTAAATCTTGTCAATCACAATGCCTTCTTGATTGACAATCTTTTTGACCGGCTCGGCCTGCATTGGGTCAATCTTGACCATGCTGGTTTCGCCGTCTTCGCCAATGATGCGGGCGATGCGTTGCGTGTCGTAGATTTTGGGGATCAGGTCAATCAGTTGGCGGGTCAGATACCGCACGCCACGGGCCAAGTTGTCGCCAAAGTGGTACGTCCCGACATCACCCTCGCGCTGGCGGGCCAAAATGGCTTTGCCGCTGCGCTCGTTGGATGTCATGCCCAAAGAGGCGTTATATTGGCCTGTAGATGCCTTGATGTCTTCAGAAGCGCCCGATTTGGCCTGTAATAGCCCGCTGGAGGCCATTGGCGGCTGCGCCCGCTGGGGTAGTGGCAGCGTAGCGCCCGCGCCGTCTGTAACGTCTGGATTGACTTCCAAATACGGCCAGTTGGTCGTGTTGGCGGTCTTCCATTGGTTCTCGTAACCCTCAAACTGACCGCCATAACCAATAAATGGCGCTTTGGGTGCCAAGGCCAGCATCTCGGCTTCTTGGCTAACCCAATAGTTGTACATCCGTTGTGCATCTTTGGCGTTTCTCACTAGGCCAGACACGTACAAGCGACCGTCAACCTCAAATTCATTGCCCACAATCCGCACAATTGGGATGTATTTGCCCGCCCACTCGCGTTCTTCCAAGATTTCGTAGCCGTTTATCTTGCAATACTTGATGCGTGGCCGGTCAGACTGCCTAGATTTCTTGGGTTTGCCGTAAATAGCGCGCAACTGCTTGTCTTCAGGCGTTCCCTCAAAAGCCGTGGCGTTGCCAGGGTACAAATTGAGCGTGCCCTTGTCGTAATCGACGTAATAGTAGTCAGCGATGCGGATCGTGTCTTCATTGAGCCACTGAGACAGGTTTTGATCACCCACACCCAGCGTTTGCAAGGTTGTAATGGGCGCTGAGTCGGGGTACATCCGCTCGTAATCATCTTTGCTAATGTCTTCCGTTACAAAACAATACTTGGCATCCGCGCCGCAAGGGTCTTGGATTGTCGGGTCCATGTAAACCGAAAAACTATTGCGAACCCGGCCAATTTTGATGTCTTGGTCAAAGGTATTGTCGTCGCAATACTCGGTCAAGATTCGGATGTAGCCTTCTCCGTAGGAGACTTGGTTTTCGCAGGCGGTGTCGTAAGCGACATCTGCATCCGAGATGTATTCAATATGCCTGACCATGCCGTTGAAGACTTCGGCAACGTCAATGTCGGCCTTGTCGTCGGCTGGAATAACTTTGCCTGTTGGGCGATTTTGGCGTTGGTCATTGGTGACTTGCCGTACGTGCTGCGGCAGCTTGTTAATGGTAAGGCACGGGCGAGCGTTGATCGTCTGGCCCTGCACCGCGCCGCGAGTCGCCAGCACATCAGCAGGCCACTGCCAGTGGTTGTCTGGGCTTCCGGCGTAGAACTTCAAGTCGTCTATCTCGTCCTCGCGGGACTCAGACAGCGCCGATATCGCCATGTCTAGGCGGCTACGGGCTGTTGCCAGTATGCCGGAGTCGTCGTTCTTTTTGCCGCCACCGTTGGCGACATTTCCTACCGCCACCATGCCGGTGTAATCAGCCATATTATTTCTTGCCTTTTGGGGCTGGTGCGCTGCGCTTTACCGCATAAGCAATCGCCACAGCTTGTTTGACCGGCTTGCCAGCTTTAACTTCAGCTTTTACGTTTTCACGAAAGGCTTTGGGTGAAGATGATTTGACGAGTGGCATATTAAGACCCCATCCAAGATGTGTGCATTGCGCCGTCTTGAGCGTTATAGCGGCGAGTGGGCTCAGTATACTCGCGGTGAGCCACAGGAAAAGCAAACGTCACGCATATAGCGTCCGCTGCGTCTGGTGATGCTAAACCCCGTGCTTTCATTTCTTTCTTGCTCTCCAAGAAGATTGTTCCACGTGAATCAGGCTTCATCTTAGGCGAAATCAAATCCGTCTTCAAGAACCTGTCGGTCGGGATACTAGCAGATTTCAACCATTCCCGCATCTCACCCCACATCTGCGCGCGCATATTTCCGTACATTATCGGGTTTTTAGACTTATTTCCGAAGTTTACACCCTTAATCTTGTACCGCTGCTCTTTGAGTCTGTCCACAATTCCAGCGCCCAGCCCACCCTCGTCGATCACCACCAGGGTCGGCTTATATTCCTCAATCGCGTCGATCACATACCCCACCACCGTCATCGTGTCATCGCCCCGGTGCCGGGTGATATTGATTATGTCCCGTCCTTGGCGCACGGCGATGACCGTGGCGTCCGCGCCGTAGCGCGCCGGATCAACGCCGATGATGATGGGCGCGGACAAGTCTTTGTACTTTTCCCGCTTCATGGCCTCGTCCACTATGTCCGAGCCGATGAACTGGTCGTCGCCCGCGCTTGGAAACATCCCGTAGACCTCGACGTGCGACTGTGAGGAGTCCGGCCCATATTCCTGAATGATCCGCTCATAGACTTGTTTGTCCGTACCCTCTACCGTGCGCGCGTCTACGACCTTGGTTTTCCAAAACGCCCGCTTGGAGTTGAACGCCTCGTAGAAGTACCCCGTGTTGCGGCGCGGGTTGGAAAACGCCAGCCAGAAGCGGTTGGGCGTGTTCTCGGTAAAGAAACCCGCAGTCACCGCCCAAATCGTGTCGTCAATACCACTGGCCTCGTCGAACACCACCAGCACGCCGTCGTAGTTATGCACACCCGCGTAGGCGTCGGGGTTCTCCGCTGACCACAGCCGCCCCTCGACGCCCCAGTACCTGGTGCCCTTCTTCAAGTCCCGCTCGACCAGTTCGGTCAACCACTTGGCGGGCATGACTCTGGTCGCGCTCACCTCAAACCAGTGCGAGTTGATCGCCATCGCCAGCCACTTGGTAATTTCGGCCCAAGTGATTGAGCGTAGCTGAGATTCACTGTTGGCCGAGATGATGGTCGTCGAGCCGATGCGGGTCGCCAACATCCAGATCGTGATCCAACTGACCAAGGCCGACTTGCCGATACCGCGGCCAGACGAAATGGCGGCTTGCAATACTGCGTAATCTAGCTGGCCCTTGTTTGCTTCTATATGCTCGGCGATGTCTTGCAACACCTCGCGCTGCCACTTGCGCGGCCCTTTGAAGTTCTCCAGCGGCGTGCCCTTGACGCCCCACGGGAATACCAACGCTACAAAGTTGAGCGGGTTGTCCTTGATGCGCGGCGTCCACAGACGCGCCATCAGGGCTTGTTCATCTTCAGCGCTGTATCTGGTTGACTGCATCTACGACCTCAATGACGCGCATCTCTGCTTCTTGCAGCGCTTGCGTGATGGATATGCGCTGGTCAATGTCCACCGTGATGGACTGCTTGGCGACCCAGCCGTGCTGGTGTTTGAGAATCTCAAGCGCCGCCTTGGCGTCACCCTCGCGGGCAGCCTTGTGCAAAATGTCAGCCATCTCGCGCTCGCCGTCGGCCTTACCCTTGATTGCGGCCATCTCGGCCAGTGCGTCAAATTGGCACAGGTGCCGGTACTCTTCAGGCCGCATCCCAGAAGCCAGCGCCAGCGTGTCGCCTTTAAGCCCCAGTTTGGCAGCGTCGTATATCGCCTGCAAGCGCGATTCAGTCGCTTGGACGTGTCGGACAGTGAGCGGCAGTGATTTGAACATTTGTTCTCCTGCGCCTGGGAGGCGTGTGCGGGAAGTTTACATTAAAAAAAATTTTGTTTGTGGCCCCTCCGTTTACGTTGGCCCAT